ATGTAATTTACAAAAGTATTTTGGTGAAAAATTAAAATCTCAAAATACTTTTTTAAAAGAATAATTTCAAAAATCAAAAATGAGTCAAAATTTACCTAATTTTTATTTTTATATAATTTCCATTTTATTTTTAAAATATATACAAATCATCTATACATTTATTTTGATTATTGATTATTTTTATTATTTTTTTATTAAAAATAAAAGTATCACGTTAAAAATGTTTGTAATAGTATAAATAGGACTGAACCTTAAAAAGTTCGTGATAAAAAAAAATTAGGTAAATTTTGACTCATTTTGTATCATTTTACCTAATTTTTGAATAATATATTTAAAATTTAATTGATATAATATAATAATGAAATATATTTGTTTTTTTTGTAAATATGAAGCAAAACAAATAAGTCATTTAAAAAATCACATTTTTAAGAAAAAGAAATGTTCTATAATTTTAAATGATGTAAATACAATGGATGATTATTATAAATTATTACCTAAATCTGAAATAGATAAAAACTACAGATGTGAGTTTTGTAATAAAATATTTACAAGAAAAAATAATTTAACAAGACATTATAATAATTGTAAAAATAAAAATAATAATATTTTAAAAGAAATAAATGATCTAAAATTAAAAATTAAATTATTAGAAAATAATAATAATACTATAAATAATAATACTATAAATAATATATTAGTTTGTAATTATGGTAGTGAAAATAGGTCTATATTAACAAAAGAATTTATGTTACAATTATTAAAAACTCCATATTTAGCTCCAACAAAAATGATAGAAGTGTTACATTTTAATAAAGATTATCCTGAAAATATGAATATACGTTTATCAAATAAAAGTGATGGTAAGTCTCAATTAATTGAAAATGGTAAATGGATAACGTATCAAAAAGAATTGCTTATAAATAGAATGATAGATGATAATTTATATTATTTAGATATGTTTTATGAAGAAGAAATAGAAAAAGGTTCAATTGAACGTATTCCACATTATGAAGAATTTTCAAAATTATATCATGAAGTAATGGATAAAGATTTAACGAATGAATTAATAAATAATATGAATATTAGATTAAATGATTTAATGGAAGAACATAAATTATTATTAAATTCAAATTTAATAAATATTTAAAATAAAATATTAATTTAAATTATAAATGATTGGATTAATTTTATTTGGAATATGTTCTTTATCAACAGCTGCTGGTTATACAATTCATATTTGTAATAAAAAAAAACAAAGAAAAAATAAAAAAAATGTAAGAATAAATACTAATTTTATTAGATTAGATAATGATGAAATAGTATTATTAGATGATGAATTAGAAAACGAAAAAATATAATATATTTTAAATTATTTTAAATTATTTGTTAACTATTATTATTTATTATTTATAATTTACTATTTATTATTTATTTCTTTTTAAAGATAATATCAAACATTTTATCTGATTTTTTTGATTTAAAGATTTTGAGTTCAATATCATTAAGACTGTCATTAACTGATTTGCGAAATTTACTTAAACCTAATACATAAGACACAGTGAATTTAATTTGTTCAGATTTTCCCTTATCTTTATTATATTTTGTTGGATGTCCATAATGTAATTCATTTATAATAGGTTCTAAACTAATTTCGTCATTTTTTGGATCAATAAGACCAAAGTCAATTTGTGTTTTCTTATAATTTTCTCCTGAATTAGTAAATTGATTTTGTAAATCAAGAATTAAATTTTCATATACATAATTATCACAAAACTCTCCAACTTTATCAAAGTCTTCTTTACGAAGAGTTTTATCTTTGAATTCAGTTGGTTGAGTTTGAGTTTGATTTTGAACAATAGCAGCAGAGAACATGTTTTGAATTTAAAATTTAAAAAAAAAAATCAGTTTTTCTTTTATAATTTTATTTTAAAAAATTTTTTTGGAATAAAATTTATTAAATTCTATAAAATTATTATAAAAATATTATTAAATTATTTTTAATCAATTATTTATTTTTTTTAAATTTTTTTTTACTTTTTGTTTCTTCCATAATCCTTTTAATTTCAGTTTCATCTATACTTTCTAAATATTTTTCTATTTCTTCTTCAGTTAGTTTTTTATCAATAGGAATACTATAATTTTTATTATTATAATTAATGTATGGACCATATTTACCTCTTAATATAGTATATTTTTTTATCTTATTAATAACATTAGTTTTATTTTCATCTTTTACATTAATAATTTCAATACATTTTTCTAATGTTATTTCATCATTACTAATATCTTTTGGAACAGTAAAATTTTTATTATTATATTTTAAATAACTACCATATGGTCCTAAATTTAGTATAATGTCTTTTTCTTCATAAGATCCAATTAATTTTGGATAACTTAATAATTCTAATGCCTTATCTAATGTAATATTTTCTGCATTTTCAATATTTTTTAAAGATACAAATTTATCTTTTTCATTTGGATTATTTTTACTTACTTTTAAACATAAACCAAATTTACCTAAATAAACAGATATTTCTTGATTAGTATCAGGATGTAAACCTATTACATTATTATTATATGATTTTTTATTAATTGGTTCAATAGTAATTTTATTAATATCATTCATTAATAAAGAATATACTTCTCTTACTACATTTATCCATTCTTTTTCACCTTTTGCTATTAAATCTAAATTAGATTCTAAATTAGCAGTAAAATTATAATTAATAATATCATCAAAATTATCAACTAAATAATTATTAACTGTTTTACCTATTACTGTTGGAACAATTTTATTTTTATCTGAACCATATTGTATAGTATTAATAGTTTCATTTAATTCTTCTTCATTATTAAAAGTTAATACTTCTAATTTAGTTTCAACTCCTAATGTATCTTTTTTTTCACAATAATCTTTACCTAAAACACTATTTACACTTGAAGCATATGTAGAAGGTCTTCCAATTTCTAAATCTTCTAATTTTTTTACTAAACTACCATCATTATATCTACAAGGAGGTGTAGTTAATTTTTGTTCTGCTGTAAAATTAATAAAATCTAAAATATCTTTTACTTTTAATTTTAATAATGATTCATTTTTACTTTCCATATTTGTATCATATAATATTAAGTAACCATCAAATCTAATTTTTTCATAATTAGATAAGAATTCATATTTTTTTAATTTTGTTATAACATCTACACTATCTTTTATACAACTAGACATTTGACAAGCCACAGTTCTTTTCCAAATCATAGTATATAATTTTTTTTCATCTATATTTAAATTTAGTTCATCAGGTAAATTTGATATTAAACTCGGACGAATACATTCATGAGCATCTTGTGTTTTTGTTTCTTTTTTTTTACTTGTTTTTTTTTTACCATCATATACTCTAAATGTATAATAATCTTTACCATATTTTTCTAAAATATAATCTTTTAATTGATTTAAAATATCATCAGATAAAGCTTTACTATCAGTTCTATGATAAGTAATAAAACCTTTTTCATATAAACTTTGAGCAATACTCATACAATGTTGACTTGTCATAGAAAATTTTGAATTAGCATCAATTTGTAAAGAACTTGTGATATATGGTGCCGATGGATTTTGTTTTTTTTCTTTATTTTTAATATCTTTTACAACAAATTTATTTTCTTTTGTTAAATTAAATATTTTTAAGATTTCATCTTTATCTTCAAATTTTTTAACTGATTTAATAGGAATAATATCTTCTTCATATTTTAAAGTTCCTTTTAAATTATAATACATTTCTTTTTCAAATTGTTCAATTTCTAATTCTTTATCAATAACTAATTTTAATACAACAGATTGAACTCTACCTGCTGATAAAGATTTACCTTTTTCATAATTAGATTGTACATTTTTCCATAATGTTGGTGTAATTTTAAAACCAACTAATCTATCTGTTAAACGTCTTGCTTGTTGAGCATAAAATTGATTCATATCAATATCTATTGGATTATCAATAGCATTCATAATTGCTTTTTTTGTAATTTCTACATAAACTACTCTTTTGATATTATTAGTTTTACCTCCATTAATTAATCTATTTACATGATGAGCAATTGCATGACCTTCACGATCTGCATCAGCAGCTAATATTAATTCATCACATTTTTTTAATTTATCTTTTAAGTCTTTTACAATTTTTTTTTTATCATCAACTACTTGATAATCAGGTTTAAAATTATTATCAACATCAATACCTAATTCTTTTTTATTTAAATCACAAATATGACCAACACTTGCTGATACTATAAAATTATTACCAAGAAACCCTTGAATTTTTTTTACTTTACCAGGTGATTCTACTACAAATAATTTTTTAGACATTATTGTTATTAATAATATAAAAATCAATTTTAAATATATTTATATATTTAAAATTATTATATTTATTATAAATATATTATGAATATAACTATTTTATCTAATGAAGTTTTATTAAAAACATATCAACCTGTATTTTATTTACACAATGAAGAAAAAGTTTCACCAATGTCTTTTGAAAATTATATTAAAGACTGTGAATTATATAATAATAACGAATTATTATTAGAACAAAATAATGTTATATTACCATTAGATTTAAAATTTAATGATTATTATAAAAAACAATTAAATTATAAAGGTACATATACATTACCTAATAAAGATACAATAAATTCTATTCCAATTTATGGAAAAGTTATTAAACAAAGAGAACATATTGATATTATTTATATGTGCTTTTATCCACATAATAAAGGTTATAAAATATTAGGTTGTTTTAATGCTGGTGAGCATCAAGCAGATTTAGAATATGTTATTGTAAGAGTAAATAAAATTTCACAATTAATTGATAAAATATTTTATAGTTCTCATGGAAATGAAGATCAAATTTATGATTATAATGATATAGATTTTATTGTTCATAGAGTAACGCCAATTATATATATAGCAAAAAATAGTCATGCTAATTATAATAAACCTAATACTTATTGTAGAATTTTTGGATTAGCTAATGATATTACTACAAATGAAAATATGATAGTATGGAAATCAAAAGAAATATTAGATTTAGATAAACATAAACATATATTAACTTATGATGGTAAATTAGGTTTTGATGCAGTTGATTCATTTAATAGAAGAAGGTTTCTTATAGATGATATGTTTTTAAATCCAAAAAAAAATCCATCTTGTTGTTTTAAATTTTGTTTACCATTTATGTAAGTTTTTTTAAACATATTTTACAAACACAAGCATGTTTACATTTTTTAAAACATATTTCTACTTTATTTGTTAAACAAACACAACATTCAGCATCACAAAATATTTCTTCTATATCATTTTTACTATTTTGTGTTCTGCACATTGGACATTCTTTTACAATATTAATATTATCTATAAATTCATCTGTATTATCAATAAATCCATTTAAGAATTTTAATAAAAATTGATAATCTTCAGTATTTCTTTGATATTGTTCATAATAGTCACTAATAAAACAAGTTATTAGTTCTTCATTATATTTTTTTATAAATAAACTATCATCATATGAACTATTAATGCGAATATAAATATTATTGTGTTGTTCACTTTTTTCATCTATAAAATTAATAATTTCTTGTTTTGAAAATTGATTTAATAAATAATCATCAACATTATTTAAATTTTTTAATATACAAGTATCTATTCCATGTCCAAATCTTTTACACATTCTACAATGATGTGTTTCAGTTGTATGATATTTTGAAAAAGGACAATTTATTATTGTACAATGTAGTTGTAATGGTAATATTTCATGATGAAATTGTTTTATATAATCCTTCATATCTTTATTATAATGTTCAAGTTGTCCATGACCAAATTCTTGACAACCTTTTATACCACATTTATGTCCTGATGTTGTATGAGTATTAGGATAACGACAACCTTTTACTTTACAATATGTCATTTTAATTTTATAAAATTAAAATCATTTATTTATATAATTAATTTATAAATATAAATATATGAGTAATTTTAATTATCCTAATTTTACACCAATGTTAGGTAATTTAACAGATAAAATTAGATATGAATACATATCAACTAAAATTATAGATAATAAATTAGATAATAATTCATTTGATAATAAAAAAATAACAAGTTTAATTGCTTCTAATAACATTAATGATGAAATATATTTTTGGCAATTATATTCTATCTTAGGAGAAAAACCAATTCATAAATTAATTCATAAATTTTATACAAGAATATTTAATGATAATGAAGCTATTTGGTTTAGAGATGAATTTGTTGAAAGCGGTTCAATTAATTATCATGTTAGAGGTCAAAAAAAATTTTGGTTAGATATAATGGGCGGTGGTCCATTATATAAAGGTGGAGAATTAAAATTAAATTTTAAACACAAATTAGTAGAAAATATAATGAATTTTGAAGGTGCTAAAAGATGGATGTATCATATGACATTAGCATTAAAAGATTTAAAATTCCATTTAATTGAAGATAAAAGAATTATAAAATGTATATTAAAATTTTTATATTTTTTCATGAAAAAATATTCAGTAGAATTTGATTTTAATTTTTTTAATTTATATAATGAAAGTAAATTATAAAAATGATTTTTTTTAAATTAATAAAAAAATATGGATTCATATGACTTTATGCGTTACTGTAGTGTTATTTTTGAACATATTAAAGATGACAACGAAAAAAAACAAAATTTTATTGATTTGCTTATGAATGCTTTTCATAGTAATTGGTTGAAATTATATAACTCTAATGAACCAAGATATAAAGAAGTTCCTTCATTATTAGACCCAAAAATATATGAAAAAATTGATATTAATGTATTTTATGATAATTTAGATAAACGTTGGAAAGATATACAACTTCCTCTTACTAAGTTGTATTATAAAATTATTGAGGAAAATAAACATTTATTGTTAGATGATGAAATTGTTTTAACACCATTAGATAATGGTGGATTTGGTATTTCATCAAAATATATTGTATTATCATATAAATTTGCTTCATTAGTACATGATACTTGGTTAAAATATCAAATTAGTATAAATAATAAT